CAAGCATTTCTCAAAGCTCACCCATGCAAATAGGTGTTGCGATTCAAAACCCTAGTGTGGAGGCCAATACATATATTGTAGGTATGGCAGTCAGGCTATTTGTACCTTATAACTATGGCATGTTTCAGGCTAATAACCTTGTAGGTACCATTACAGCGATCGATGGAAATACATGGACGCTGAATTTAGATTCATCACAATTTGATCCTTTCGTGATTCCGACAAGCGGAGAACAGCCCGCAACCATATCACCGAATGGTTCAAGAAATTTAGAATACAATAATTTAACGGGTGTAGTGCCCTTTCAATCATTAAACAACATAGGCGATTAGATGGGAAAATTATTAACAGCCACAGCAGGTGGCGAACTTCATGGATTAATTAACACGCTAACTAATAGCGTACCTTTCGATGACTTTAAGAATTATAAACCAGAACATAAGAAAGAACTTGAAAGACAAAAGAAAGAAGATGCGAAGATTGTAAAAGCTGAGTATATGAATTCAAGAGGAAAACATGAAAGATTGACTAAACCTTATTGTAAATATGCTGGAGATCCTATACAGATTTATCATTTGATACCTGGAAAGGTGTATGAATTGCCACTTGGTTTTATTAATGAAGTAAATGACACGATGAAACATATTCCAAAACGTGCAGGTTTGATCAGTGTCGACGGACAATCAGTAAGACAAGATGATAAGCCCCTTGAAAAAGATCAAGCAGGCGAATGGCTCCATAAACTAATTCCCGCTGGTTTTGCAGCATAAGGATAAATATGACAGCGGTTGTACAAGCAAACAATACTTATTCATACATAGAGCAAAAAGTAAGGCGTTTGACTGGTTCTGCGAGTCAAGCTTCACTTACGAGTGCTCAGATTCAAGACTATGTGAACCGCTTTTATCAAAATGACTTCCCTTATGCAATTAAACTTGATCAGACAAGACAGGTTTATAAATTCCTGACCATTCCAAATGTCGACAGATATCCTGTAGATGTTAATAATGGCCAGGGATTCCGTGCTCCCGTCTATTTTGAAGGAATTCCAGGTAATTATTTTAAGAATAGAGATCAGCTTTATAACCTTTATCCTAGATATCCGACGCAATTTCAGCAGGGAGCAGGAGTATCGGGGGCAATTACCAAAGTAACGCAAGCAAATCCTGCTAATGTCACATCTGTAGCACATCAATTACAAACTGATTCAGTTATTACAATCACGAATGTGGTTGGTATGACGGAATTGAATGGTAATACTTTCACTGTCACAGTTACTGGACCTGATAATTTTACGCTTAACGGAATAGATAGCACAGGCTTTACAGCATATGTTAGTGGTGGTAATTTTACATCCACTAATACATTTTCATTTACCCTTTTTGGAAATAACCAAAACCCTTTTCCACAAAATAATTATGGAATATTGAGTAGCCAGGTAGTTATTGGAGGAATAGATCAAAACGGTAATCCTATTCGGATTATAGATGATGGGGGAGCAGTAACAAATTCACTTGGTATTGGAAGCAATACGACTTCAGGAAGATTGCTTTTCGTAAATCAAAATAACGTGGGCAACAATGTTTATCTAAATGCAACAACTAATGCCCAAATGCCTGCAATTCCTCCTTTATCACCTCTGGGAGGCGGAAACACATATTACAACGCTAGTTATCCAGCTTATCCACCAAACCCTCCTACACCTCAATATTGTGGAACTGTTAACTATATTACAACCCAAATCAATCTCTTGCTTCCAGTTCCTTTACAACCTGGCTCACAACTAAATATTTGGGCAGCTCAATATCAAACTGGTAGACCATATTGCCTCCTTTTTTGGAATAATGAATTCACCATTAGGCCGGTTCCCGATGATATTTATCTTGTAGAGATCGAACAATATTTAACTCCAGTAGCTTTTATGTTGACAACTGATAGCCCTGTGCTAAATCAATGGGTGAAATATATTGCAATAGGTACAGCCATTGATATTTTGCGTGATAGGCAGGATATGGAAGGCGTACAGAACCTCATGGAAGCATTTAAGGAACAAGAAGGACTTGCATTGGAAAGGCAAGCGGTTGAAGAATTATTCCAACCAAATATTACTCTCTTTAATAGCTCACAGTTGGGCTACAATGCCGGAATAGGAAACTTCGGCATAAGTCAAGGATGGTAGAATGTCTATTTATACCCCAGTTCCTATTATCGGAAATGAAACAGGGCTAGTCCAGAATAGGGAAGAATTTCTATTGGCGGATGATGCAAACCCTATTTTGGAAAATGCTTACATCTTTCGGGAAAGGATTCTACGCAAAAAAGGATGTCAGCTTCTTGGCAGGCTTCAAAGATCGGTTTCGGTTACAGGCCAAACATTGACAGCAGGCTCTATAAATTTAATAACGGCATTAACTTTAGAAACATCAGCTACTATCACACCAGGAACGATTAATATTGTTGATACAGCACAAGGAACTACCTACACAGATCCTGCAATGAATGGCACATTAGTTGCAACAGGAGGAACCGGAACAGGGGGAAGTATTAATTATGTAACTGGGGTTTTGACCATTACAGGTGCAGGAAACGATCCAATTACTGGAACGATACAATATTACCCTGGATTGCCTGTAATGGGTATTAATGTAAGAGAATTGAAAAATTCAGCTAATGACCAAACAGTATTTTTTGATCAAAAATATGCCTACGTTTTTAGTGCAGTTAATCAAGCTTTCCAAGAATTTATCCCTGGAACTACATGGAACGCAGGCGGATTAAATTTCACTTCAACTGACTTTTTTTGGTCTACAAATTACTGGGTCAGCGATGTTGCTACATTTGGAGCAGGAACTACCGTAGGAACAAAACTATTTTGGGTGACTAATAATAGTGGCTCAGAAGCAGGAGGAGGAGATCCTCCAAGAATCACAGATGGGATATCGTGGGTAAGTTTTGCTTCAGGAACATGGAATAAAATTGATTCCACAAACTTTCTTTTCAATTGGCTTGCAATGCTTCCCTTTAGAGGCAGGATGGTAGTCTTTAATACTTTTGAAGGTACCACGGCAGCAGGAGCGCAGAATTTCTCTAATAGAATTCGATGGGCAACAATTGGTAATCCATTCATTCCTTTTACGGCAGGACCACCAGCAGCAGGTTCATGGAGAGATGATATTAGAGGGCAAGGGGGATTTCTAGATATCCCTACAAGCGAAGATATTGTATCGGTAGGTTTTGTAAGAGACAACTTAGTGATCTATTGTGAAAGATCTACATGGCAATTAAGATATACAGGAAGATCAATTGCTCCATTTCAGATAGAAAAGGTCAATTCAGAATTAGGAGCAGAAGGTCCATTCTCTTCGGTTCAATTTGATACTTCTCTTGTAGGAATTGGAGATAAAGGTATAGTACAATGTGATAGTTATAAAAGCGAAAGAATGGATATTAAAATCCCCGACTTCGTTTTTCAGTTTAACTCATTAAATAACGGAGTATTTCGTGTACACGGCATTCGAGATTTTCCCAATCGCCTCGCTTACTGGACTATACCTTTGGAGGCTAACTATGATGCCAGAATTGGACCTACAAACTATGTTTTTCCTAATACCCGTTTAGTTTACAACTACGAAAATGACTCTTGGGCATTGTTTAATGATAGTTTGACCACTTTGGGAAACTATCAAGAGCAAACTGGAAGAACTTGGTTGAATACAAAAGTTAATTGGTTAGATTGTGATTTTCCTTGGAGAGATCAACCACAAGGAGATCCTGTTATATTAGGTGGTAATCAGCAAGGATTTATCTTTAGATTAAACGTTTTGACAACCAATGATATCTCTTTATATATAAAAAATATCGTTGGGAATGTCACTACACCAACAACTATTACTTGCCCAAATCATAATTTATTGACGACTCCATTAACTTCAATTCCTTATGTGATTGAAATAAGCGTAATACCAACAGGTACGCCTTATGCAGATTTAAACGGTGGTATTTTTGGAATTATCGTTCAAGATGCCAATACATTTGTATTAATGAAATTTGATCCTATTTCTCAGCAATTCAGTACACCTCAATTAAATGCTAATGAAGGAACTTATGTAGGTGGTGGAAACATTCAGATTAATGAGAATTTCTTTATCACTACAAAAAAATTCAATTTCCTCGATGAAGGAAAAAGTATTCAAATAGGATTCGTAGATGTTTTAATGGCTGCCACAGGAAATGACGTTCCAGGAGCTATTTCGATGTATATTTATTTGGATTATGATGATGTTAACGCATCAAATATTTTACCTCAGAACGTAATTGATAATGGAGATGAACCGTTAGAAGAAGATACATTTTTCAATTCAGTGATACCGACAACACCATCTAATTTAGCGGTAGCACAAGAAGGCTCTAAATTTTGGCAGAGAGTATTTTGCACGACGAGAGCGAATTTTCTAACATTAGAATTTACCTTTTCAAATGCTCAAATGGCAAGTATTCAGCAAGCATTACCCGTGCAAATTGACGCTACAGTAGTTTGGCTTCGTAAGGCCGGACGTATGACACAAATTTAAAGGAGAATATTATGCCCTCAATGTACCAGCCAGGAATTCCCACAGGATTTTTAGCTTTAAATGAAGATTACCAAAACATACAGAACAATTTTCAGCAGTTGGATACCACTTTTGGCGTAGATCATACCACATTTTCTAACCAAACAGCACAGAACGGTTTCCATACGAGTATCCATATTATTCCTACTTCCACTACTACGACAAATCCACCGAATAACCAACCACCCACTCAGCCTGCAACCACAGCAGGTTTTGGACAAGTTTGGTCAGCTCAAATAAATGATCTTATCAATACAGATGAAGCTTTATTTTA